ATTCAAGATGTTCTTGAAGTGGCGTGGTTTCAACATTGATTCAGGCCTGTTTTCAATTGGATTTAATGCACCACAAAACTTTGCCAGCTATCGTCAAAGTGAACTGGACAACACTAGAATTCAAGCTTTCCAAGGTCTAGAGCAATTGCCCTACATGAGCAAGCGATTCTTGCTGGAACGCTTCTTGGGCTTGACTGAAGAAGAAATCAAGAAGAACGAAGAGATGTGGCGCGAAGAACGCGATGAGCCTGATGCACAACCTACCACAGGCCAAGACCTGAGATCAGTGGGTATCACACCTGGCGGACTTGAAGGCGATGTAACCACAGGTGAAGAAATAGCCGGTATGGAACCAGCGGCAGCAGGTGGCCCAGCTGATGCAGGTGCGCCAGCGCCTGCAGGCCCAGGTGCAGCAGCACCACCACCGGTATAAATACCAGCATGATTCTCAATGAATTTTTTAAAAAAGAACCTGAAGCATATCAGGACCTGTCGCAGGACAACAGTCAACCTGAGCTGGGAGACCTGCGCAAAACTCGCTTGACGCTGAGACAAATCAACAAGCTACGCAAAATGAACGATGTGCGAACATACGAGTACAAAGAAAAACTCAAACTGGTTCGCCAACAATATGCCCCACCACCTGCACCAATTGCTTAACTTTGGCAATTTAGCACAGTTTTTACCCCATAAACCACAGAGTTTTTACATGTTGTGTAAATAACAACATACTTTACCTAACAGGAGTTTACCATATGAACAAATTTGAACAATTGATCGAATACGTGATCAATGATGACACACAAAAAGCTCAAGAGCTTTTCCACGAAATTGTTGTGGAAAAAAGCCGTCAAATCTACGAAGACATCATGTCTGAAGAAGAAATCGACGAAGCTGAAGAAGGCGAAGACCTTGAAGAAGGCGACATGGGCGGTGACGCTGCTGATCAATTGATTGACAATGTTGAAGCCGAAGAACAAGACGACATGAACATGGAAGCTGCCGGCGATGACGAAGGCATGAACGACATGGGCGATGACGAAGGTTCAGACGACATGGGCGGCGATGATTTTGGTGGTGACGACATGGGTGGCAGCGACGAAGCAGCTACCAAAGACGACATCATGAATCTAGAAGACAAGCTGGACCAGTTGATGGCAGAATTTGAAGACCTAATGGGTGGCGACAACGACATGGGCGACGGCGACGGTTTTGGACCTGACGAAGGCGGTGACGCTATTGAAATGGACGACACTGAAGAAATGGAACCAGGCATGATGGAATCTTTGGATCTCAAAGCAGCCCCAAAGCCAGTGACTAGTGAAGAAGGTGGCGTGAACAAAAAGTCCACAGTGGCTGCAAACGCAGGCGCACGTGGCGCAATGGCCAAGCCAGTACACACCGGTGCTGACATGGGCGGACACCACGATGCAAGCCCATACAAGAACACAGTAAAAGAACTTGGTGCACCTAGCACACAGGAAGCTGGCAAGAAAGCATTTAAAACTGCTGCTCCAAAGCCAGTAACTGGTCAAGCTAGCGGTGTTAACACCCGTAGCATTACCCCAGGCGGACGCGGTTAATTAATGAAAACTCTAAGAGAACAACTTACCTTTAATCAGGCCAACATTCAGGTTCTTGAAGAATCTGATGGCCATGGTAAGAATCTCTACCTCAAAGGCATCTGCATCGAAGGCAACAAGCGCAATGCCAATGAGAGAATTTATCCTCTACATGAAATATCCAAGGCAGTTAACACAATCAATCAGCAGATTAGAGAAGGTAACTCAGTACTAGGTGAAGTAGACCATCCTGATGATCTGAAGATCAACCTGGATCGTGTTTGCCATAGCGTGGAAAACATGTGGATGGAAGGCGATGCTGGATGTGGCAAGTTGAAAATTTTACCAACTCCCATGGGCGAGTTGATAAAAACTTTGCTGACATCTGGTGTCAAACTTGGAGTTTCCAGTCGTGGCAGCGGCAACGTTGACGACAGAACAGGACATGTGAGTGACTTTGAAATAGTCACAATCGATGTGGTTGCCCAACCCAGTGCGCCCAATGCGTATCCCAAAGCAATTTATGAAAGCATGATGAACATGAAATATGGTCATAGACTGCTGGAGATTGCTAAAGAAGCTGGTCAAGACAACAAAGTGCAAAAGTATCTCAAGGGTGAAGTTGTAAAACTCATTCGAGAACTTAAAATCTAAGGAGAATCTACTAATGTTAGATGCAATCAAACCATTGCTAGATAGCAACTTGATCACCGAGGAAACTCGCCAGGAGATCAACGAAGCTTGGGAAGCCAAGCTAAGTGAAGCTCGTGAACAAGCTCGCACTGAACTTCGTGAAGAGTTCGCGCAACGCTACGAGCACGACAAGACAGTCATGGTAGAAGCCCTAGATAGAATGGTAACAGAAGGTCTCACCGCAGAGATTCAACAAGTGGCAGCTGAAAAGCGTCAGTTGGCAGAAGATCGCGTGCAGTTTCAACGCAAGATGGGCGAAAGCGCCACAAAGTTCAACAGCTTTATGGTAACAAAACTTGCAGAAGAAATTGGCGAATTGCGCAAAGACCGACAAATGCACAGCGAAGGACTTGAAAAACTTGAGTCGTTCATGGTGCATGCTCTAGCTCGTGAAATTCAAGAATTTGCCGCAGACAAGCGTGATGTAGTGGAAACAAAAGTCCGCTTGGTCCGTGAAGCTCGTAGCAAACTTGAAACTCTCAAGTCACGTTTCGTCAAGGAAAGTGCTGAGAAAATGAGCCGTGCTGTTAGCAGTCATCTAAAGGCTGAACTAAACCAATTACAAGAAGACATCAAAATTGCTCGTGAGAACAGTTTTGGTCGTCGTATCTTTGAAGCATACGCAGCAGAATTTGGCGCTACTCATCTCAATGAGAAAGCTGAAGTTCGTACACTGCATGCATTGCTGACTCAAAAGGATCAGCAACTGGCGGAAGCCATTAAACTCACCGAGAAGGCTAAGGTCGTCGTTGAGTCCAAAGAACGCGAAATACGTATGATTCGTGAATCCAATGAGCGTCAAAGCACAATGGAAATGTTGCTGGCTCCTTTGAACAAGGAAAAAGCAGATGTAATGCGTAATTTGCTCGAAAGCGTACAAACAGCTCGTCTGAAAAACGCATTCGAAAAGTATCTACCAGCAGTGTTGGAAGACCGCAATGTGAAAGCTTCTAAAGTGATCACAGAATCGGTTACCGCAGTTACCGGTGATAAGACTGTTCCTAACCGTGATGTCGAACAGGAAGACCGCAGCAATGTGATCGACCTCAAGCGTTTGGCTGGACTGTAATTTAAACTATAGGAGACTTAAATGTCAGAACAACTATTAGAAAGCCGCTGGGGCGAGACCAAAGAAGCATTGCTTGAAGGTCTAAACGGTACCAAGCGCAATAGCATGGGTGTTATCCTCGAAAACACTCGCAAGTACTTGAAGGAAAACGCTTCCGCAGGTTCCACCGCTGCTGGTAACATTGCCACACTTAACCGTGTGATTCTGCCTGTTATCCGTCGTGTAATGCCAACAGTTATCGCTAACGAGTTGGTAGGCGTTCAGCCAATGACTGGTCCAGTTGGTCAAATCCACACTCTGCGTGTTCGCTACGCACAGAGCTTGACTGACACTTCTGCTGCTGCAACTAGCGTTACAGCTGGCCAAGAAGCATTGAGCCCATTCACTATTGCTACTGCATACAGCACTGTGCCGAAAGACACAAGTTCTACGGCAAACTATACTGGTGCTAACACAGCAGTTATGGAAGGCAACGGCGGTAAGCAAATTTCCGTGCAAATCTTGAAGCAGGCTGTTGAAGCCAAGACTCGCAAGTTGCAAGCACGTTGGACTTTTGAATCTGCACAAGATGCACAAGCTATGCATGGTATCGACGTTGAAGCCGAAATCATGGCAGCATTGGCTCAAGAAATTACAGCTGAAATTGACCAAGAGATTCTCTTGAGCCTACGCAGCTTGGCTTCTACTGAGTTCACATACAACCAAGCTACCGTTTCTGGTACTGCTACATTCGTTGGTGACGAACACGCTGCTTTGGCTGTGTTGATCAACCGTGTTGCTAACTTGATCGCTCAGCGTACACGTCGTGGCGCAGGTAACTACGCTGTTGTCAGCTCTGCAGCTTTGACAGTGTTGCAATCTGCAACTACTAGCGCATTTGCTCGTACTACAGAAGGTACTTTTGAAGCTCCTACAAACACCAAGTTTGTTGGTACACTGAACGGCGCTATGCGTGTGTTCGTTGACTCTTATGCTAGCGACACAACACCTGTGTTGGTTGGTTATAAAGGTTCTTCAGAAGCTGACGCTCCTGCATTCTACTGCCCATACATTCCATTGATGAGCAGTGGTGTTGTATTGGATCCAACAACATTCGAACCAGTCGTGAGCTTCATGACTCGTTACGGATACATTGAACTAACTAACACTGCATCATCTTTCGGTAATGCTGGTGACTATGTCGGAGAAATTGCTGTTTCCAACTTGTCTTTCTCCTAATCAGAGATTGCACCCAAACAAAAACCCGCTTCGGCGGGTTTTTTGTTGGCAGCAGTATCATAAGTAAAGTATGGCCAATCCACCACCCTACACCAACATCACAGGCATAAGTCGTGCCGCGATGAAGGACAATGCTCAAGAGACATTGGCCAACTACAACGGCAATGCTAGACCTGGAGAACTTGTGGTAGATCAAACCACAACCATCTTGTACATAGGCAATGCACTAGGCGCACTCACAGCAGTGGCCACACCATCGGGTGCAACAACCTGGGCACTGTTGAGCAACAAAACTGGTGCATCAGGGCCTACAGAAATAGCCCTGGGTCAAAATGCTGGATTTGACGGCCAGGACGCAGACGCAATAGCAGTTGGTAAAAATGCTGGCCAAGGCGGCCAATTTGCGGCAGCAATATCAATTGGACAAAATGCTGGTGGTAACACCACTCAAGGCTCTAGTGCAGTGGCTATTGGTGTCTCGGCTGCATATGATGCTCAAGGCCAGTACGGAGTAGCCATTGGCCCGTTTACTGCACTAACTTCACAAGGTATTCGATCAGTAGCAATTGGACTTAGTAGTGGCCAATCAACCCAAGGTGCCAATTCTGTAGCCATAGGTCAATATGCTGGCAACGAAGTACAAGGCGTCTCAGCAGTGGCTATTGGTAACAATGCTGGTTATACTGGTCAAGGCATAAGTTCTGTGGCCATTGGTAATCGTGCCGGACTGACCAATCAAGGTAATCAAAGTGTTGCAATTGGTGATAATGCTGGTGCCACTCAAGGATCAACAGCAGTGGCAATCGGACAAAATGCCGGCGGCGGTGTTGCTTTGCAAGGTGATGACGCAGTGGCCATTGGCCACGGTGCAGGCGCAAATACTCAAGGTACTCAATCAGTTGCCATTGGATTATATGCTGGCCAGGATGCCCAAGGTATCCAATCAGTAGCCATTGGATCTAGTGCTGGATTGTCTGCACAAGGCAATGTTACAGTGGCCATTGGCGTTGGTGCTGGCTCAACCACACAAGGCACTCAATCAGTTGCTGTTGGTAAGCAAGCCGGGCAAACCACACAAGGTGCTTATTCTGTAGCAGTTGGCGACAGCGCCGGATTAACCACACAAGGTATTCAATCAGTAGCAGTGGGGCAACGAGCTGGATTCTCCAATCAAAGTCCTTATGCAGTGGCCATAGGAGCGTATGCTGGTAATTCAGCACAGGGTGAGCGAACAGTAGCAGTCGGATACGGCGCTGGAATAGCCTCACAAGGTAATAGTTCAGTAGCCATTGGAAACTTTGCTGGTAACTCAAGCCAAGGTACATATTCTATAGCAATTGGATCTAATGCTGGTGACGTCAGTCAAGCCAACAACTCAATTATTCTAAATGCCTCTGGCGGCCCATTAAATCAAACCACAGCCAACACATTCACAGTGAAACCTGTGCGCAACGGTGGATCCAGTGGATTACCTGCAGGCTTCTATCAAATGGCATACAATCCTACA